TGATAAAGAAAAAGACGTAATTCCCGATACAGATGCAGCTGCCATTGCTCTATATGAAACACTGGCTTCCTTCCGAGAAGATTTGATGGAGTGTAGAAAAGAAATTAACGAAGTAAGGAACGCTATATTAGAGCTCTTTGACGAGAAGGAATCCCTTAGAGACCGGCTCGCGTTCTTTGAGAGAGAAGTTATAGCAATTTCAAAATTTGATTACAAGAAAGAAGGGACCTTTTTAGCTGACCGCGTACAGTGCGCCGAGGTACAAATTCAACTCCTTAAGAATTGTTCTTTTTGGATGCGGGTGCGTTCCCTTAAACGTTCTATAGTAAAAGGGTGGTATGCAATGCGGCGCTCTATGGCGAAAATTTATATTTAAAGATATCGGAAATATTACTCTTGGATCGCGTACTTCATGGGATCATAAGAATCCAGACTGTAAGTGGGGAAGCGATTCGGATCGGGCTTGCTAAAGTTTTGGCTCCAGTAGACCGCAAAGTACCGAAATGCATCCGCCCCATTTGATGCCCAGGAATGCTTTGGCTCAGGTTTGAACACCTTGTTCACCTCATCATACTCTCTGCAATATTGACGGAGAGCGTCTATTCCTAAGGCGCAGTGTTCCACGTGGAACCTGCATTCTGGTAATATGGCGCGTACGGATTGAATTCCATGCGCTCTTAATACATTTGGAACAATGATGAAATGGAGACCCATATCGGCGGCTAAGGAAAGTGTAGAGCGGGCTGAATGTCCTCCTTTTCTGTGCCGTAAATCGTGAGGTCCGAAGTGGTTTTTGTATCTATACCCGAACTTAATGGATAAATCTTGCACCTGAGCCCACCAGTAATCTATTCCTTTGTCGGTCCCTTCTATATAGTTAATGAAATCTATATATTTTCCTCGTTGCTGGAAGAACCAGATGGAGTTCGTATCCTTTATCCCAATGTCCCACGCTGTAAATACAGGCAACGCGGGATCATAAGTGAACATACAGATCCGATTTTCCGCTTCTGCCATATCCATCTCATGCGTATAATAAGCTCCTTGTTGGCCTACATTGAAATCACAATAGTATTCTTGACGAATGCTTTCATCAGAAACTCCCTTTGAGCGTTCAAATTCTATTTCTTTTTTTGAAAATATTGGATTTCCCATAGAATCAAATGTATCGTCCACCGTCAATCTGCTTACATAGGCTTCTGGAAGCTTTAAGAAGGATTGATACATCTTGTAGAAGTGATTTTTCCCCATAGGGGTACCATTAAATATCTGAGTCCCTTTGTTTTGTACGATCATAGGGTTTATGATTTCAAATGCGCGGGGATGATGATTTTGAGTTTCGGACCATCCGGCTACAGACGCCGCCATTCCTCGGAGTGCGTCTGGGTTATCTGTCCCGCAACACTGAATAATAGAACCGTTTATAAGCTCTACATAGAGCTCCGTATTGTTTGGAGGACGTGCCATTAATTGTTTTGGAATTCTGTCTAGGAACGACACCCCTTCTTTGTCTATACCGCGCCATACTACCTTACGGAGTTGAGTTGCGAGAGGAAACAAATAGAGTACCAAGCACTTTTTCTCTAGCGCTTTCATTAGTAGCATCGAGAAAGTAGTTAAATCCTTCCCGGCGCGCCGATGCCACAATAGCAATATGAGGAGATATCTCTCCAAATTAAGTTTATCGAATGCTTCCCGCTGGTAATCGCGCGCAGTGAGGAGGTGAGGCAATCGGATAATAGGTGAGGACATCAGATATCCTGAGGAAGGCGTGGAGCGATACACGCCGTACACATACCGGACGTCCTCATAAACTCTACTTTCCTTTCGCCTTGCGTTCTTTACCCTTCTGAGCCATTTCCTGCATCTTTTCCTTTCCGTATTTCTTGTTCCCGGCGGCTGCTGCTACGGCTGCTGGATTTGCTGCTCCACTCTTTCGAGCTGAGGCTTCGACTGCTTTGAATCTTGCCCCGGAACCTAACTTTGCTTTCATGTTACCCTCCTGATTTTTTGCGTTGAACAGCGCTTTTGGTGCTGCGATAATAAACTGGGGTTTCCATTACAGGCTCTCCTGGCATAACAGTACACTGTTCAGCCATTCTTTCTGCCTTTGGATCGCCTAAGTTGTTTGGAATTCCAATCTTGCTTAGAACTGGATTTGTTAAAGCATGCGATGCTCTGTGCATATGTTTCTCCTATATCCTAATTTGACCTGTAAATGTAATGTTCACCTCATCGAAATCTTTTAATAGACTGTCAGCCGTTACGGTCCAAAACCTAAAAGTCCGCGCGAGTCTTTCCTTCGGAACAATTCGCCCGGTTACCCCGAAGTTCTGAGGGGCCGTAATATTATCCATATTGGCGCTTCCGGCCCACCCATAGATATCTGTCTCAAATGGAGTATCGAAGGTTATCTCATACTGCCCCATCGATATTTTTTGGATCCCGGTAATACCATAATAATACCTATTCACTATAGTATTGTTAGCGGCTCCAAATATTGCTTGAGCTGCTATCATCCCTCTATGGGAACCCATAGTGAGAGGAGTGACCAATACTTCTTCAGAGGTTCCTCTCGCGACATCGGCTTGTGTGGCCAACGGGAGGGTTTCTACATCTAAAATCTCATTTTCCGGACCCTCCTCAGGGCCGTCGAATTCAACAGCCTCCATTGCAGTCCCGGCAGCATTCATGCGCCATGATTGTAGAGGGGCTAGTACAGGAAGAACCACATCTCTAGGAGAAGCTACCGTTGCCGAGAAGTTATAACTGGGGGTTAGATTGAAATAAGCATATATGCTCTGTTGTATCATGAGCACTTCGCTTTCGAAATCGGTATTTAGACCGTCCGCCGTCAATGCTCCAGGCGCACTTACGTAAAACCCTAAACGCGTAGGAGGCATTAAACGCACAATGGTAATCTTACGCCCAAGCGTTGCGGGAACCACTAAAGTGACGGTTCCTCCTGTATTGTTAATGTTAATATTTACCGTGTAATTAGTAGTCAGAATCAACAAATCTCGAACGTCGTTTCCCTGTGTAGCAGCGGGTGTGCTGTATACGGCCAAATCTGTAGCTGCTAACAAATAAAACGGGAACACAAAGGCAGTTTGTCCCGCAGCTGCTACGTACTGTACGGAGGGTGAAATATTAGTAATAGGAAATGTTGGCATATTAACTCCTTAAAATAATCGCTCTTTTGGTGGCCGCTTTTCTTTAGGAAGCGGATAATTTCCGAAGTAATCCGGAGCGTCATGTTGTGTTTTTGGTAAACCTAATCCTTCAATTAAACTATTAGTAACCCAGGTGGTATACCAATTGTGTACTATAGAAGGAAGGAAGTTTCTTAAAGACTTAACGCCTTTCTCGCTTATCTGACCGCTCGCTGCCATATCCACAATTTGCTTCAGGTTAGACAGCAACGGACCGGATGGTCCTATCGCCATATCAGCGTAGTTTCTATTAAAGAACCTGTCAGATTTCATGGCATTCGCCCATGGAGTATCTAAAACGCTGAGAATAGTTTGAGTCTCATGCGCTAAATATCCGAGCAGCGATGAATTGATGACGCCTCCTAAAACCAAAGCATCGGAGTCTAGGTTAGGCTTCTCCCCTCGAGATATTTGTCTCATCGGATCTACAAGGGCCCCCCATGTAAACATCATCATAAGGCCCATAATCTTTTTAGCATCAGGAGCTTGTAATGTTGGCAGCAAAACTGCATTCATAGAGCCAAAAGAATAGTTCATGAACTGCGTCATAAGACTTACGAATGGGTTACGTAGGAAGAGAGGTATGTCCAACATGTTAGGTTTTAGGATGGTCATGTTCACTTCTCTATGGATGGCGCGCTGAGCTGATAATGAGGCTGCGCCATCTGTCCACTCGCCAAATTCCTGACCATGTTTTTCCACTTGTTGACCAATTCTTTTAGCCATTCCTTCATCAATACCTAAAAACGCTAAGCGTTTTGCGTCGGATTTCTTGACTACCTTTCCCGAAAACATCCTTAATGAAGAGTCTAAAGTATGCTCAGCCGACATATGCGCGCTTAGCGTCTCTAGAAAATCTCCAATCCAGTTAACGCCGCCGGCTGCTACTGAAAGCTTAGTGCCTTTTTCTACCGTCCTTTCTATCAATCCTGGCGCTAAAGATTGCGCAGAGGTCGAATTTCCGAACATGTGATCTGTAAGTTTCTGGCCATATCGGTTAAGGGCTACCGCGGCCCACTTTGCCTCTTTTTTGCTCATTTCTCTAAATGATTTTGAGAGAGCAAATTTTATAGGCGTCTCAATAGCTTTCCATGGCCCATGGTGCATAGCATTCGCAAAGTATTCAGGCCCTTGGATGAGCGCTAAGTTTCCTAACATGGTCATAACGTTATACATCTTACCAATACGCAATGCTGCCGCCACTTTCTTTCCAACTTCAAATTTCGCGGGAGCAAAATCTCCCCAATAAATCGCTTCCGCACTTTTTATTAAATCTAAGTTCTTTCGGTATTCTTTGTCCAGTTTCGCATAATCTTTTGGATCGGCATTCTTCTTAAATCCATCGTACTCTCGTTTCAATCTGTCAAATACTTTAAGCATTCCATCTTTGGAATTCGTTCCCATGCGCCCCCATGCATCTTCAGCTGATATATTCTTAGACACCCAATTGGTATGCATTTCTAATAGTTCCACGGCATTTCTGACCAGATAGGGCTCTATGAACTTTTCGTGCACTGGATTAACTCGGGCTTTAATTGGTGCGCCCGTACCGCGGGCCATTAAACCCGCGTTCGCTGCGGATATTTGCTGCTGAGGATTCTGCTGCGTAATAGTATTATAAAACTTCAAAGCAAGCGATTCGAAATCTTGTTCCGCAATAGGACGGCGGAGGAATGGTTTTGCTTCCATATCTATAAGTCGAACCGGGTACTTAGGCTTAGTACCGTATATATTTTCCTTCATGGTTCTAACGAAGTTTCTGTCTACCTTTCCATTTAATACGTCTTTATTGAGCTCTTCGTGTAATAGGTCTAACTTTTCTTGCTCCGCTTTTATATTCTCATTTATTTTTGAGCGAGCTTCTTTGTTCGCTTTGGTGTTTCTAAGCGCTTTTTTATCAGCTTTCAGGGAGGCGATCGCTTCCTTGCTGTCTTTGAAGGGTTTCTCGAGCTTCTCAAACGCCTCACGTTCCGCCATATTGAATTGTGGTTTATGCGATAGGTATTCTATCGGGAATTCTCCAGAATCTATTCTTCTCTGAACATCCGATTCATAAAGCGCTAAAGTTTCCTTTTCAGCAGCTAAGCGTCGAGCTATTTCTTTTTTAGAAAATCCCTTATTGTTTTTTACAAATTCTTTTATATACGCCTTTTGTTCGTCTATTTGTTTCCAAACATACCCAACGCTATTATTGATATCCATAAAGCCGTTCGTCATAGATTCCATAAATCCTGACGGATCCTTAATCATCTTAGTAACGTCGTAGACGCGATTAATATAGTTCTCGG